GCGATATTGAAGTTTTGGCATAAGCAACCCTTGTGTAGAGTTGCTTGCATCTGAAGCCAACGGAACTGTGATTTTTGATAATGATGAAATAGCCATTTACTTTGCTCCTATGTTAATATTATTTATCAATTTTACAGTCCTGCTATTTCGCCAGTATTTTTAAGTCTTAGTGGAATGTAAACAAACTCTACAGCCTTAACTGGTTCAATTGCGATATCTAAGTATAGTTCATTACGATCTATACGTGCTGGTGTGTTGTTGCTTTCGTCACATACAACTAAGAAGTCATATAGTGCTCTTGCACCAACTAACTCTAAACATAGGCTCTCTGCTGCTTGTTTGATCTGATCACGTGTAATCTTATCATTTGGCTCAAAGATATATGGTTTAGCAAGTTTATTAAGTTGACTACGTAAGTAGATAACCAAACGTGCAACGTTGATTCTGTCTAGTGAACTAGCACCTCTTGCACGAGTTTTCTGACCGTAGTTAACTAGGCCTGCGCCATTAATAAATGTAATTGGGTTTATGTTCGAAGTGTAAAGCGTATCACGCTGTCCTTCGTTAAGTGCAACACTTACAAATTCGCCCTCAGCATCAATATAACCAGTTGCTGTAGCATTAGTAATACCACCGCGTCTTGTACCTGCTGGAGCAAACCATGGATAAGAAACTTGATCGCTTAGTGCAATAGTTCTTAGCATCATGTGGCTCGGTGGAACAACTACATTGTTACCTGCGTTGTCGCTTGTGAAGCCCCATGGATAAAATACACCAAAGTACTCATCTCTGCTTACTAAGCCGTCGTCGTTATCTTCAACTGCCAGGTTAACGTTTGTTGCCCATTCATTAAGTGCAGTTGCATTTGGCTGTAGTCTAGCAGGGCTGTCACCAACAACAAATGCTGTTAAACCTCTGTCATAGTTTAGACTAATCATTTCACCAATTAACTCTGGATAACCTGGTGTAGCCATTAAGTTAAAGATACGTGATTCATCATCACGGATTTCATCATTACCATTAACTAGTGCTTGTAGTGCTTGAACAACTACTTTACGCTGAGCCTTACGTCCAAACGAACCAGAACCATCATTTTGGTTACCTGACTCAGTTACCCAACGGTGCTCATAGTAATCAGCCATTGCTTCGCCGTCTTGACGATCGTTATCAAGTGATGTATTAATGTAGTTACGTACAAATTTCTTAACGTTAAAGCCAGAACGTCTTAGGTTCCATAGCAACATACCTTTTGGATATAGTGCTGGATCTGGAGCATCTGGGTCTAAGTAGTCACTTACTAGTAAATCTACAATATCGCCTTCTTCGTTGCTGTTTTCGCCTGCTGTATTCCAACGTGCATCTGCAAATAGTATACCGTTTTCTGTAGTTTGGTCTGACTTATCTAACAGTTCCCATCTGTTTGCAATTGGTGTGTTAGTTAAGTTTGCATTAAAGCGATAAACTTGTGGGTAATTTTCTAAATCTGAAGTATCAATCCAAATATCACCATTCATTAGTGCAGTGCCGTCGCTTTGTAGTACCGGAGTACTTGCTGAAACAATAGGTCCTTCTGGATCTGTTTGCTCATTTTCATCTGCAACATAGTATGGAGATGTAGAAGAAAGATAACCAACCCAAGTATCACCATCATGAATCATTAGGTCAACTTCGTCAACAACTGAATTATACCATAAAGTACCATCTGCTGTTAGTGAAGTAACTGGATCATCACTTGCTGTATACGATAATGCTTTCCAGTTACTTGCTTGAAGTTGCAATGGACTTGTATCTTCGTTTGTACCTGGTTGGTAGTATAGGTTTGGTGTGCCGCTTGTTGAACTTACAAATGCACCAAAACCTGCATCAGTAAGTAGATCGTCTGTATCAGTAAAACGAATTTCGCCGCCTAGTGTATGTTTAATAACAATTCTATTTTGACTATCAACTTCTGCTACAACATTAGGAACCCCTGCGTTAGTAATTGCTTCTGCAACTTTAGAAGCGTCTGTAGTTGCTTGATCTGGAGTAACGGTAATAGTACCGTCTACAGCATTGCTCCATGCTGTGTCGCCTTTATCAGTTGATTGAATTGTTAAATTATATGCTGAATTACTAAATGATGATGCAGTAATTTTTGTACTTCTAATAGAAGTAGAGCCTACTGCTTCTCTTCTCATTAGTTTGAAAGTACCTAGTTTTTGTGCATCGCCTGCAACGTTAGTTTCAACATAAACAGCACCTGCTGGAATGTTCGCCCCGCCACCTGTTCTGTCTAGGTTGTACAATGCTGATTCGTTATTATCATAAAGTGGTCCTTCTACAGAATCCCATAATTGAGTTTCATCGTTCCAAATTTTGATTCTATAACGTGCGCCTGCATTTGGTTCTGTAGTTTTAATCCATACAGACCCAGTTGGGCGTGAATATGTATCAGTTGATTTAAATTCTGGAATTTGTGTATGCTTGCTAATATTTACTG